TTCCTTTCGACCGTTACAGACAAACGGCGAATGCAGAATAAATTTAAAGGAGGCCATTTATGGATGGACTTAACCTAAAATTCGCTCGATCTCCACTCGAGGGAAACTTTATCTTCGACGAGTATGGTGCTCTCATTCCTAACCGAGATCGCCTCCGCATGGATGTAGTTGCCGAACAGGTATCGAGACAGCTTAAGGCGGACACCGGTTTGTACCGCAAGATGACTGACATGTATGCTCGAACTGACGTTGATTTCACCGATAACCCTGCGGGCAACACTCCTACTCTTGGCGCCGGCTTAAAGCGCTACGGAAAGAGGCCTTTGAACGTGTCGTTTAAGGACAGGATCGGGAACCTGACGAGTGAGACGCCCTCTATTCGTAAATCGCTGGAAAAGCGTGAACGTAAGATTGCTGCAGACCAAAGGGTCTACATGAACCTTCACGAATCCTGCCGTCCGCCTGAGGGTGAGGATACCCAGAACGTATGCTGGCTTGTAGAGGGTGATCAAGTTATGACCGGTGGTGGGTTCGACAATAATAAAATTGGCGACGTGCAGAAAAGCGCGCTTAACTTTGTCACGACAGGCAACACAAACGTCGAGTTTGGTTCGAATCAGTTCTCGAGACTCGTCGTGGAAGGAGCCCTCGAGCTTAGAGCTAGGCTCGAGCAAGCAGGCCTACGCCCCGGATCCCTCAAACCCGCTGGATGCAGTGAGGTAAGAATGAACCAGGATAACGATGGTTTGATCGGTTTCCCGGTTTACGATCACGGATGGAAAGAGCTCACTAAAGAGGTTGCCACGCGTCTATTGATTCAGTCAGGGGTAGACTGCCGTAAACTAGTCGGTGCACGCGCAATAGATCCCAGAACCGGTGAGCAGACCACGACACGAGTTATTCAGGGTGTCGCGTACGTGCTGGATAACATGGTCGTATCAGACCCCGCGTCACTGCCGTCTATAGTAACGCTTCTAGCAAGAATTCAGAAGCATGGATGGAAAGAGGAAAATGGAGAGCTTGTTCCCAAGAAATCCAAGACCCGTTCCGTCTATCCAAACGCCGCACTCGCCGGTATGATTGAGGCCATGGTAGGAACTCCGATCATCAAAGAGCTCCAACGTCTGAAGGTCCCATTTATGCCAAGTTTGCAGGATAAACCTACCCGCGTTCAGATAATTAAAGACCTTTACCGCGCTGGTAGGGCTGCAGGTTACGAGTGGTTATCTCTAGATGAATCGGCCTATGACGCAACGGTTATAGGCGGCGCGTTAGCTACAATGTTGTACTATACGTTCAGACCGTTTTTTAATGCTCAATATTACGACTGGTTTGATTTCGCAATTTACTGCCTGGTGTATAAGTATCTGGTTACTGACACCGCGCTCGATCGCATCAACGAGATAGAGTTTAACTCCGCTAGAGATTCAGGACCATGGGTGGAAGTCAAACCTTTTACTATTTTTGGTATGACAGACGGCCTAATTTCTGGCGCTAAACTTACACACGTAGGTGGTTCTTATTATGGAGGCTGCGTTATACATTATGCCATGCCAAAGATTATGGGTTTCGATCCCTTTATAGGGGTGCAAGCAGGTGATGACTGCTTATGGGCTTATCCGGCGGATAAGGTCGACTATACGTCTATGGAAAATACGTATGGACCCGTTGAGGAAGCTGCGCATCAAGTCGGAATTGACATAAATAAGACTAAGCAAGTCTGGCACGTTGTTAAGGGCGAGCTAGTCAACATTTTCTTGCAAGATACGTTTCACGAATCGACCGATACATGGGGAGTCGGCAGCATCTTCCGACCCCTTACAGCCGTGTTCTTCAGTGAACGCGACAAGGGTCTAAGTATCGCGGAACAGCTTATGGCTGAAATCTCCCGCATGGAGCAGGGCAATGACTCGCCCTTTGTGGCAGAAGGTGTTCGTGAGTGGTTACGAAGAGAAGAATTTATTGGACTGCTTTTCAAAGAGTATGGCGTAAACGCTTTCGGCAAGATCGTCGATAGCGTAGGTGATTCGGTCGAAGAGATCGCTAAGAGGATAGACGTCGGCTCTTTTACTTTTGGAGTATCTAAGGAAGATATGGAAAACGGCTCACTCAAGATACTACCAATCATTGCGG